CCAAGCCGCAATACCATCAGCCATAGGCTGCTTGTTTGCTGAAGTAGTCAGCCAACCCAACGTTTCCAACGTTGTTTCCCGCCTCGTCGTCTTCGAATGACGACGATACAGGTTTTCATACCCACAGTCCCGGAGGGCCGTAAGAGTCGTCAGACCGTGGTTGTTGATCTCCACGTTGACCAAAGCGTTTTTGAAAAACGATCCGATACCCGGCAAAATCTGGTTACCAAACACATCCGGTGCCACACGACCCCGCCACATACCAACAATCTCGCCAGAAACAGCTTCCAAAACGTAGGCCACAGACCAGTCACCACGATCCAAACCCATAGCTACGTCAGCCCCAACAACGTACGAAGACTTAGGGTTGAACTTCCAGTTGCCATCCCGATCCCTCGGCAACCATACAGCGAGTTCGCCCCGAGGCGACTCGATGATATTGCCAACCTTATCAACAAACTCTACGTTGAAAAACCCTGTCGGCTCTCGCAGCTCCCACAACCTGACTGGCTCCAAATCGAAGAAGGGATTACCGGAGCCAATAAAAGCATCTTCGGGTGAGGACGGGTATTCCTGCGCCACAAACCACTTCGGGTTATTAGCGACCTTATCCGCATACCAGGCTTCGTTCCGCTCAGGAACAGCCCGCCAAGAATGGAAAATAGGATGAAAATTCGAATTACCCGACGTAGCAGCAACCCAGCGTTCATGGAAAAAGTCTCCCTCACCCTTAGCAGTAGACAAACCGACAATACGGCCACCCAAGTCGGCGGTCGGCTCAATAGCCGCCCACGCACCCTCCTGGTCATTGATAGAAGCCCATTCGTCAACCACCGCCAACCAGGCCGTTTCACCACGAATCGGATCAGAAGCCGACTGAGACGAAACGATAAACGACTCGTTCTCAAACGACATCCGTTCCAACGTACGGTCAGTCAAAGCCGGACCCTTATCCCGCACCCAAGAAGGCAACATACGGTACGCATACCGGGACTTGTGAAGAAGGGCACGGGCCTCCCGCTGCCCCTTCGACAACATGTAGATCTGCCGATCAGCACCACCCATAGCAAACCATAGACACAAACCGGCAATCAGAGCAGAAAAGCCGATCTGGCGGGCCTTCAAAATGATGACATTACGGTTCCCGATAATGTCCGCAACCGTCTCCAACTGGGCATCACGCAGCCTAAACGGGATACGCCTACCCGGAACCTTCAAAATCAGTACATCTTCAGCAAACGCACGGAAAGCCTCAACTGCCTGAGCTATCTCCGCCTCCGACATCCCGTCCGGGCGGATCGTCATCTCCTTCGGAAACCACGTCCTCCACTTCATTTCCCGTTCCAATAGCTCCGGGTTCAACCTCCCAGCTTTCGACGTTTTCCTCATCGTCGCCTGCCCCTGAACGTTCCGAATTGCCATCTAGTTTTTTTTCTCCTCCAAGGCCAACCATCTTGGCCCGCTCGTTATAAAGTTCCCAAATCTCTTCATCCGAAAGGTCTTCCAGGTTGATCTCATCCACATCCTGGATCTTCAACAACTTATTGTCATACGACCACGCCTCATGCACGCCAATAGCCTTCAACCAGTCACGTGCAGCAGTCAACCTGATCTTTGTTGAAATCGTCTCATCCAAGGTTGTTTCATGCAGAAAGTCCAGGACTGCCGAGACCCTCCCGGGGTCTCCGGCGGCGTTCAACGTCAGCCACCTCGTAGCCATCACTACGTTCGGATCTTTACGCCAACGATGGAAAGACATCAACGAAATGCCTATTTCCTGACAAAACTCTTTCTGTGTTGCAGGACGCCTATGGCGCTCCGGCATCGACAACCAAACGGCCAACCGAAGCTGATTGTCATTCAGAGTACGCTGAGCGTCCTTCAGAGACCTCTTAGACGGCCTTCCCGGTACACCACCCGTGACAGCAGCCTCATCGAGTGCCGCTGTCCTATATTCACTTTCTCTAGTCATACATCCCTACTAGTGCTGCGTGCTCCGCCACACGCAGCGATTGTTTACTGACACCCGAGCGAAGCGAGGGAGGATCGGCCGTCCGTTACACAAGTAAGCCCTCTCCCTACTGGGAAGAGGGCTTTATAGGTTACAGACACTGTAAGATTCACACTCTGGAAGAGTGAATCTTGCTGGTTAACTAGCAACAAGCAAGCGCTACTACCGCTGGAAGCGGTAAGCGCTTACTAGTATGTAACTAGTACACTAACTAACAGATTGCGTTCCACACCCCCAAAAGCCCACAACCAGGGACAATCCCGAAACAGACCCGAAACAGACCCGAAAACGCACAAAAAAGTTACACAAAAGTTACACAAAACGCATCAAACAACCCACACACACACCAAAACCGCTAACATCCCGCACACCAAAAAGGGGTACCCCCTATCCCCAGGTCAAAACCCAAAAACAAGCACAAGTACCGAACCATAAACAACCATAAGAACTGTGGGGGACTGGGGGGCTGGTGTACGGGGGTGGTCGGGGGATTGGTGGCAGGCGGGTGGTCTGTCGGTTGTCTGTTTGTACGTACTTTGTTTGTCTGCTTGTACGTACATTCTCTCCCTCTCCTCTCCCTCTCCTCTCCCTCCCCTCTCTCTCTCTGTGTCTGTCTGTCCCTGCCGTCCCTGCCGTCCCAATATGTGGGAATTCTGCCGTTATGTAAAGCTATCGTCCGCCAATTTTTCTTAACACGATTGAAACATTCGGACATAACCCCTGGTCAGGGCACGTTTCTGTCTGCTGTCATCGTCCGTCATTTTTGAGAAACAGCCGTTCGGACTTGACTCTGGGTGTAGCGTTCCTATCGAACACCGAACAACCGCCAAGCAATACCGCTCGGCACTACCGTCCCGAAAGGACACGCCATGACTAACCCATTTGTTTCCACTCCCAAGAACATCGCACTGATTGCGACCGATATTGACTCGGTGCTAGCTGCCGAGTCGGCTACGACAAAATTGTCGGCCGTCCGATCGACACTCGACACGAAGATCGAGAACGTGCGAGGCCAGGTGGCAGAACTGATCTTAGGCCAGGTGCCGCTCATGTTCTACGTACTCGATAACGCCTCGGCAGACTCCACGGCCGTACAGCAAGCCGAGGCCATGGGAATCAATCCGTCGCACGTCTCCAAGATGCGTACGGTTGGCACCATCGCAAGCCATATCAGTTCCCGAATCAATCA